CCTCGTGACCGTCCATCGCCTCGTCGTAGGTCATGGTTCAGATCTCCGTAAGTATGTTGACGTGGGTGAAGAGGCCCCGAACGGTTTCCTTCAGGATGAAGGCGACCGGGAAGTCGAAGTCTCGACCGTTTCTCCAAGTGCAGCGGATGTATGCGTACAGGGCCCTCATGCCGCAGCCCTCCTGTCGCAGCTGGCACGCATGCGGTCGCAGCGCACCCGGTAGTCGTTGATAGCGCACTGCTCGTCCTCGATGAAATAGTGGCCCCAGCAGAACTCGTCGTTGGGCATGTAGAACTCATGCGTGCCCCACTCGGTGCCGTGCTCTCCGCGGTCGCGAGACCAGAGCACGACGGCTTCGGTTTTGTCCCGGCTGAGCTCGATGTTCTCGAACTGCCAACCCTTGCGGGTCAGCAGCGATTTGATGTGGTCGATTGCCTGCGCGCTCATGACTCCACCCCCTGCTCCTGCAGCTGAGACAGCCGCTTGTAGAGGGTGTGGCACTGATTGGCCCGGGCCCTGCATTGCGCAGACGCGACACGCCACTTATCGCGTGCGACTAGATCATCGTCGACTGCGGCAAGCGCAGCCTCGCGTCTGTGGTCATCTGCCAGCGTGTCGTAGCCTTGCTCCGCGTGGAATGCGAGCCGCTTGATCGCGACGATCTGACCCTCGTTGAGATTGCTCAAATCCATGCCGCCGATGATGTGGTCGATTGCCTGAAGCCTCATGATCGCGCCTCCTTCTGAACTGCAGCGTCAGCTTCGGACACAGTCTCCCAAGGCGTGACCTCTTCGCCGTATACCTCCAGCTCGCAATCCACGCAGATGCCGTCATCATCAATAAACCCGGTCGCCATGGTTTGCTTGCAGTTGTCGCACTGACCTTCGTCTTCTTTTGGGAAGATGAGCTGTTCCGCATCTGCGACCAACTCTGCGAACAGCCGCTCAGCGTCTGGGCTTTCTCCAGTCCACTCCTGCCCGTCGGGCCATGGGAAGGCCAGCTTCACCGCCTCGACTGCGTCCTCGAAACGGACGCCGAACTCGTGCTCGATGTAGGCGAAGAACTGCATCTGCACAACCTGTTTGATGCAGGGCGCTGGGCTCCTGTACCTGTGTGCCTGCGATAATTTGTCGCCCCACACATTTACGAATGGCGTGTTGTCGTAGCTGCCGTCAAGCCAGCAGCGGAAGGATCTGCGCTCCATATGGTCGGGGCAGGTGATCATGGTGCCGCCTTCGGTGTAGTAACTCCCGGCGGTGAGCTGATGGACGATGTAGTCAATTTTGGTCATGTTCGATCTCCAAGTTGTTTCGGGTGGTTTCCCGTGAAGCCCCGGGGGGCTTTTCGACCAGTAACCAGCTGGCAGCTCTTCAGACGGGTGACTTGCGGCAAGACAATCCGAATAATTCGATGCGAATTTCGTTGCCCTCTTTCTCGTGCTCAAAGCGTAGTTTCTTCAGCCTCTTGATTTCAGCGTCGATAGCTTCGACTGACTGCTGGAGCATTTCGAGGCGTTGTTGCTTTGTCACTTCGCTTTTCTTGACTGTTACTGATTCCATGATGTTGTCTCCAAGTTGTGTGGGTAGGGCCGCTTACGCGAGCCCCAGTTCTGAAAATTCGAGATTGTCCAAATGGCATTCATCGCAGCGCTTCTCGAAGTCGAACTTCTCCTCGCCGCACTCCTTGCAGATCCAGTCGCCCGGGCGGTTTCCCCATTGCCCATAAACTCGGACGTGACAGCTGTGTAAGGTTTTGAGCAGCTCTGCTCGATATTTCCGAACGTGTGATTCCATGATGTTGTCTCCAAGTTGTGAAAAAAGTTGGGCGGGAAAAGCGTGAATCCCGCCCATCCGATTAGCTCGCAAGCCTCTGTTGAGAAGATGATCCAACCTGTCGGTTGAGAGAGACGTTAGACCCGGCGCTCTTGCCGGCCGCGTAAGAGCGACCGTCCCTGATGGTGTATGAGCTGGCGCGCCCGTAGCTGAGGTTGAATTTTTTGCTGATCAGGTCGCGCTTGACTACGACCAGATCCTTCCCGGTTGACACGGCCTTGAAGGCCTCTTCGCGCTCAGCCTTGATTGCCCGGGCGTTTTTCAGAATCCCGTGGACGCAGCCCATCTTGAATGCGTTGCGCATGGAGCGGTCGCCATCGAACTGCTTTGCCAGTCGCTCGACCACTGAAACCAGATAGTCGAAATACATCATCGCTACCTCGTTGTCGTGACTGGTGCCACAGAAGAGAATGGTGTTGCCGCGTTTCCATGGCAGAGTCTCTGTCATGTAGGCAGCTGCCCATGCCAGACTCCATACCCAGCGTGAGTTTCTGCTCTCTTCGGTCTCCGCTCGAAACATGTCATCTTCGGACTGTGCTTTGGCTGATTCAAGCTCAGCCATTTTGACGTCGTGCTTGCGCATCATGGACTCAGCCTGTCGGAGTGCAGTTGCTGCCTCCTGCTCGTTGCTCGCTGAGTGCTTCGCCATGTTCAGAAGCTTTGAGACTTTCTCGATAATTCTGTGTCGGTGCATGTTGTGATCTCCAAGTTGTAGATTTGATTCATGGGGTGTGGGTCAGTGACCCCATGGTGCGTATTATAAATCACAGCTAAACTAGGATTGGAAGGGTTTTTTTGAAATTAATTTAAAAAAATCTCAGGAAGCTAGGTTTTATGCGGGATACAGCGATGGAAATTGACCTACAAGATCGGCTGCTGCGGATCGAAAATAAGCTTGATTCGCTCACCGAGAAGCTTTCTGAGCTCGGAAGAATCGACGAGAGAACTGACGCAGCGCACGCTCGATTGACCCGGCATGAGACCCGGTTGGACTGGATCGAAAAGGAGCATCGCGAGCTCGCGGAGCAGGTGCAAAAGCAGGCTGGATCGAGTCAGGTTTGGGAGCGTGCAGCGTGGATTATTTTTGCGGCTGCTCTAGGTCTCGCCGGGCACTTTCTGACATGAAAAATTTTGGGCGGGAAAAAGGGGAATCACGCCTTCCCATTCACTGTTCACACATAGGGATATATCCATAGTGAGTAAGACAGACACCAGTACAGGAAACCCCAAGAATCTCAACTGGAGACAGTCGAAGTTTGTGGCTGAGTTTGTTGAGCACGGGAACGCCACTCAGGCAGCAGTAGCCGCGGGGTATTCACATCCGAAGCAGCAGGGTTCGCGCCTGTTGACTCATGTTGACGTGAAGGCCGGAATTGAGGCTCATAAACGGCAATTGATGGCTCGAGCAGTGGATAAACACGATTGGTTGATGGAGCGTCTCGAGAGGGAAGCGCTCGACCCCGAGAATACCGATGCGTCCCGGGTTCGATCGCTCGAGCTCATTGGCAAGGTGATTGGCGCTTTCGCCCCTGAAAAGCAGCAGGTCGAGACGGTCAGCAGCGGCTTCTTCGCAGACCTCGAACCAGAAAAGTCTGAGGGTGATTCAGAAGTGCTGCAGAAGTTCCTGCCTGCAGATGGCGAAGTGACGCTTAACTGACTTAAAGATATATTATAGGAAGTTAAAGCGACGCTTTAGGTTGGGCCGGTAATTAGGTTTGGGCTTGCCGGGTTGGCTGGCGGGATTGGCTCGGGCGTTTCGGGCGGCTGGCTGCGCATGTGCCCACCCCCGCGGCACCCGGCCCCCCCGGGGGGGTGCCAGATGGAAGATCCTGGCGCGTCACGCACTATGGTTCCATAGGGCCTATGGCTACCAGTAGAGCCAGGTTTGATGGCTTGGTCACAATTAGGAACAAAAATTCCTAATTACCACCATTGGACCCCGGGGGGTGCATTTGTTAGGGGGGGGCGGTCTTTATGAGAGTACCTTTACAAAAAATGTTCCATGTGGAAAATCAAGGAGTTAATTGTGCAATGCAGCTGCGGTGGTCACACAGAGGATAAGAAGGAAGTGAAGGGTAAGGAGGTCATTACCAAGTATTTGAGATGCGTAGCCTGCGGAAGAGTGCATATTTACTGGAGAAAAAGTGATGGCGAAGCCTGCAAAGGGTAAGGCAAAGGTCAAGAAAACGGCTTCTGGCAAGAAAGTTTCGTATGGTCAGGCCGGGAAAGCTAAGGATGGCGGGCCCCGGGTGCGTCCTGGCACAAAGAAAGGTGATTCATATTGTGCGAGAAGCCTGGGTATTAAGAAGAGATTGCCCAAGAAGAAGCAGAATGACCCGAATACCCCGAACAATTTGAGTCGGAAGCGCTGGAAGTGTAAAGGCGCTAAGTCAATGAAGAAGTAAATCTTTCTGGATTTATGGTTTATTAATCAGTACATTGAATTTGGTGTGGTGTAACGAGCCTTCAGAGGGCCGTAGGAGCGACGAGTTTGCCTGACATACTAGGCATAACATTCCCCTTGATCGTTTCCCCTACGCCCTCTGAGGGGCTCTCTTGAGGATATAGGGGACTTATCTATGAAAAAGCTTGGGATTTTGTTGAGTGTGGTATTTTTGGGGGGCTGTGCTAGTGCGAACACGGAATATTATGAGGCTGTTGAGGCTGCTGCTCTTGCGAACGCTCAGGCGGTTACGGCAAAGATGGAGGCCCTCTCGGCCATAGCGGCGGCGGGGGACGGGCAAGCGGCGTCAGCTGCGGTGATGGCACTTGCTCTTACGCAGGCCCCGACCATTGCCCCGGTGCCTCAGCAATCGCAAGCGATACAATGGGCCGGCATATTGGCTGCGCCTCTGACCAGCCTTGGGATGGCCTACATGCAAAGTGACGCATCTAAGGCTATGGCCAAGTACAACGCAGACGTGTCCCTCGCAAGGGTAAGTGCGACGTCTCAAAGTAATGCGGCCCTGTACGGCGCCTTTACCGATATGAATGCTACTACGGCCAGTGTGGCGGGTAATGCAGATTACGGCCCGTTTATTGAGGGCATGGTTGACCTGGGACTGGCCGGGATCAACGGGGCGGTTGATCTCGGTACAGCTGGATTTGACAGTAATACACAGATTGCTGGATCTGCTATTGATGGGCTGGTAGACCTCGGGGGTCAGGGCCTGGACTCTGCTGTTACGCTGGGCACTGCGGGGCTGACCTCCGCAACAACCCTCGGGACCGCTGGACTGACTTCTCTCACCGACGTGTCCTTGGCCGGATACCAAAACATTCTGGACATGGATGCGGCTAATAACAGCCTGTTTAGTAGTGTATGGACAGACTACCAGTCTGCAATCCAGACCATTTTGGATGCTCAGGTAAATTGCACTGCCACTACAGCAGCTGACGGCTCGGTCACAATATCTTGTCAGTGATCACCATCAAGCGATTTGCATATCACCCGGCAGGGACGCTAGGTGTTATGCACATGCCAGGAGATGAGCCTCAGATCTTTTATACGATTGAAAGGCCTTGGCTAAACAACAAGCCTTTTGAGTCATGTATCCCGGTAGGTGAGTACTCGCTCAAATGGAAGGAATCTCCTAAGTTTGGCATGTGCTATGAGGTGGAGAACGTGGAAGGGCGCACTCATATCCTGATCCATGCTGCGAACTTCCCCACAGATGTTGTCGGGTGTATTGGCTTAGGCACTGGCCTGATGGGGGATCGGATTGCGGTATCGAGCTCTCGGGATGCGATGAAAAAGTTTCATGATTTGACTGCCGGCGAAAAACAGATGCTTGAGATTCAGAGCGCGACTTATGCGGCTCTAAAGATCTGACAGGAACTGCCTGTGAATGAAGCTGAGCTAAGGAAGGCAGCACAGATTTTTAAGGCTGATTTCCCCATTTACGCCAAAAATATTTTAAGTGTGGTCAATAAAGAGGGGGAGCAGGTTCCTTTTCGCCTGAATGCTGGGCAGAAGCTTGTCCATCAGCAGTTGGAAAGGCAGCTCAAAGAGCAGGGAAAAATCAGAGCCTTAATACTAAAGGCCAGACAAGTGGGGATTTCTACTTATGTTGAGGGTCGATTCTTCTGGAAAATTACACAGACACGTAACGCCAATGCGTTTGTTCTATCGCACCTGGCGGAAAGCACCAACTCAATTTTCAACATGGTTCGGATGTTTTATGAGAATGTCCCGCATCCGGCTTTCAAACCGAATCTTTCTTCTGCGAGTGCAGCTACGCTTGTATTTGACGAGATCAACTCTCGGTACCGCGTTGGTACGGCGCGTTCGACGCAGACGGGTCGCGGACAAACCAATCGATTTGTCCACGGCTCGGAGGTTGCGTTCTATCCGCAAGGGGCAGACATCGTAGCGGGATTGCTGCAAACCGTGGGCGGTTCGGGCAGTGAGGTAATCCTCGAATCCACCGCGAATGGTGCCGGCGGCTGGTTTTATGACCAGGTGATGAAGTCTCTCCGCGGGGAGACCGACTGGATAACCTGCTTTGTACCCTGGTTTGCCATGGCTGAATATCAGGCCAAGGTGCGCCCGTACTTTGAGCGCAGCCGTGAAGAGGAGCAGCTCGCTGCAAAATACAATCTTAGCGATGAGCAGTTGCAGTTTCGTCGCAATAAAATCGATGAATTAGGCGGTTTTGATCTATTTAAACAAGAATACCCATCAAGCCCCCTCGAGGCTTTTCTTACTTCTGGGCGGTGTTTTGTTGAAGATGAAGTGCTGAGTGACGCTGAGAAAGAATGCTATACTCCTGATTTTATTGGAGAATTTCTTAGTGACGGTATGGCCATGCGCTCTAGTGGGCCCTATCGAGAATGGTATCCGCCAAGCTCGGACGAATCCTATGTGATTGGCGTCGATGTGGCAGAGGGCCTGTCATACGGTGATTATTCCTGCGCCCAGGTGCTGGATAGCCGCGGGAATCAAGTGGCCTGCTGGCACGGACACATAGACCCCTATGAGTGGGGCGGCATGGTTTCCAACTTGGGCAAAAGGTTTAACGGTGCCTATGTGATAGTGGAGCGGAACAACCATGGCCTGACCACACTACGGCGACTGCAGGAGCTGAATTACCCATCTTTGTTTGTGGAGAGCTCTGTCGATGGCGCCTACGGTGACAAGATCACCAAGCGCGGTGGTTTTCTCACCACGTCAAAAACAAAGCCACTCATCATCGATAACCTCGCTGCGCTGCTTCGCCAGCGTGACTCAGGCATCGCAGATATGAATCTGATCAAAGAGTTACGTACTTATGTGATTGATGAGAAGGGGGCGACAAATGCGCAAAGTGGGTGCTATGATGACAGGGTGATGGCTTTTGCCGTTGCCCTCCACGGATTGGCAAGTATGCCGCGGCCCAGATTTCATACGGCTGCTAGGCGTTTTCAAACTGTTGACAAGACGGTGGGATACTAATGGCAATGGACTCCGTCCTACAAGAAGTGCCCGGCTTCGACCCCGAGAACCCAGACGGCTCTCAAGACGTCGAGATGATGTCTTTGGGCTCAAAGCTTTCTGCACTGTATTCAGAATACAAAGACGCACGCAAGGAGACCGAGGACGAGTGGATCAAGGATCTGCGTCAGTTCTCCGGTCAGTATGACCCTGATACGTTAGCCAGGCTGCAAGATGCGCCTGGGTCCCGCAGCAAAGTGTTTGTGGGCTTATCTCGAACAAAGGTTATGGCCGCGTATAGCAGGCTTGTTGACCTTTTGTTTCAAAGCGGAGATGCCTTTTTCGCTGTAAACCCCACCCCTCGGCCTCAAATCAACCCGATTAAGCGCGCAGAAATGCAGCAAATGTTGGTCAACAACATTGTTCAGCTGGGTCAGGGTCAACCGGAGGAGGTGATTCGCCAGGTTCTTGCGGAGAACGAAGAGGCTATTCGCCAGGGTTTGCAGGATCAGGAGGATCGTCTGGCGATGATGGCAGCTGAAGAGATGCAAAAAGACATCGAAGATCAGCTGATCGAGGAAAATACAGAGCAGAAAATGAAGGAGGCTATTCTCGAGGCCTGTATTTTTGGCTCTGGGGCAATCAAGTCCGGCACCGTAAAGGTTGATCGCGTCCAGTCTTATCAGCGCGTTGAAGATGAGATGGGCCGATCCACATTTGCCATGGTGATGCAGGAGCAGGCCCGGCCTGAAATCGAGTCTGTTTCTGTCTTCGATCTCTATCCTGACCCGTACTGCACCAGCCTCGAGGACTGCTCAGGGTTATTTCGACGCCATGTGTTGACCCGGCCACAGTTTCGAGAGCTGTCTGAGCTCCCGGCTTTCGACTCAGAGATTATTCTTTCGATCTTGAAAAACAACCGCGGCGGTAATCATGAAGAGCAAGATCATGAGAGAACCCGTCGTCAGATTGCAGGTATTCAGGATCACGGCGACTCTCGCCGTTATGAGCTCCTCGAGTTTTGGGGAACGATAGATGGGTACGACCTGAAAGACGTGGGTGTTGAACTGCCTGAAGGTGCCGATCCCTCAGCTGACTTCGACGCTAACGTCTGGATTTGTTCAGGAAAAGTAGTGAAAGCCGCTTTGAATCCTGTTAAGGGATACAAGATCCCATACAACATTTTTCCTTATGAGCGCACGCCCCACCAGTTTTGGGGAGTTGGGGTACCCCGCATGATGCGTGACTCGCAGCAGACTATGAATGCAGCGACCCGTATCTGGCTGGACAATATGGCTCTTAGCTCAGGGCCTATGGTGGAAGTCAACACCGATCTGCTCGCTGCGGGTGAGGATCCAACAGACCTTCATCCGTGGCGGGGCTTTTTGCGCTCC